ATCAGAAGCGTTTAAATCTCTTTGATTCCAATTCCTCATAACATCTTCAGGAAGCATTAACCCTTGTGCTGTTTTCCCATAAGCTCTTTGTGCTGCTTCTGAACATTCAAATTCAAATTTTGCAGCTTCTTGTGCTTTTCTATCTGTAGGATTAGCCATAGCATTGATAGCTCTCATTATGCTAAATCTTTTAGTTTCCTTTTCAGTTAAACCTATTTCTGTTGGAGTTTCTAAAGAAACATCATTAGAAATATTTTCTAACAATTCTCCTCTAAATTCTTCAACAGAAACACCATCTTTAATAGCTTGATTAGCTAAATCTCTTTTATTGTGTCTTACGCCAAGATCAATAATTTCTTTTGAGTTCTTTTGAAATTCTTTTCTTGCTTCATCAACACTTTTAGACCTAACTTCATCAAGATTAATTTCTTGTTTTTCGTTTTCCATTATTTTTACCTTTGTTGTGTTTATGTTTTGTTTATCTTTAGAACGTCCAACGCCTACAAGCCTGCTAGAATCTGCTGGAATTGCAACACTTGATACCTCAAGCGGAGTCCAACTAGCTCTATAATATGGCTCGTCTTTATCGTCCATTCTTGTTAATTTATCTACTCGATACCCTACGCTTATATTCATGCGTATTCCATCAAGCACATCTCTAAAAACCTCTTCAGCGAGAGCAGATTTTCCAAATCTAACTACTGCTATTGTCCTTTTAGCAGTCTGATCCAGTTCAAATTTTTCAATCACGCCTAACACCTTTGTCATATCGTGATCTAAAAGAAATGGCGCCCTTCCTGACTTCATAAATTCCATATTTATATCCTCTTCAGAGTGTCCTAAGACTTCCATTCCAAATGATCTTTCAACTTCTTCAGTTGAACTTACACCAACTCTTACAGTTCTTTTTTCCTCATCAATATGATGAGCCTTAGTCAAATCAATAGTTCTGTAATTAACTTTTAAGTTAACTACTTTTCTATCTTCATCTTCTTCGTGATAAGAACTTTCAGAATCAGTTATTTCCTCTTCTTTATCCTCATTATGTTTTGCAAATTCAACAACTACAGAGTCGTCTGTTTCGCTAACATTAAGGATATGTCTATCTTCTTTATTCATAGCTTTTTCCTCTGTTGTTTGAGATAAAGTTTGTGCATTTGATTCTAATGAATCAAAATCTGTTTCCCTTATGGGATTAATCTTTGTAAGCGTGCTAAATTTATGACCAACCTCTGTATCAGTTGGCTCACCGCTTCTATAAACTTGTATTAATGCTGCTGGATCATCTTCTGTTCCAGTTACAGAAAAATCACTATTAGGTATGTTTATTTTTCCATCCCTTTCTATTTTTATAATTTTTCCTCTAGCTCTACCGCCAGCACTATTCCATGAAACAAAGTCACCTACCTTTAACGCATCTGGCTCTGCTCTATTTTCTTCATTCTTCATTTTTTCTACCTCTTTTTTACTCCAACTAAATCCAGCATCTCCACCCCATAATGCCCATGCTATTCTTCCATTAGAAGGGTAGCCATCTTCACCTTGACTAAACCCTTCACCTTCTTTATCAACCTCATGCCTACTAAAAAAGCTATACATACGTTTGACTGTTTCATCAGACAAGTTTTCATTCGCCACAATTTGTCTTGCTCTAATAGCACCAACTCTAGTGCCACCTCTACCAAACTCTTCTCTCCAATCTAAGCCTTTTCTAGCTTCTTCTCTCATTCCCTTTGTTGGTCTAGGCATCTTCGTCAGCTCCACCTTCAATATTTGGTTCGATTGGCATTTTTGCAGCTCCAAATGGTTGATACGCTATTTCTATGTCATATTGTTTCGCTAACTCTATTTCTTTTTGATGTTGTTCAAATAATTCCTCAACATCTCTACCATAAGCACTACTTATATCTGAATAACTTATAGTTCCGTTTTGTAGTCCTAATATGTTTGACTGCATTTCTTTTAACGGATCAATCCATGCAAAACTTCTTGGTATGTAATTAATTGATCTTGCAAATTTGTCATATTTACCTATAGGTAAATTTATATAACCTGTAGATATAGCCATTTCTAGCCAAGACTTAAATATAGGGTTTATAAAATGATCTATTACAAACTGTTGATACATCATATAACTGCTTCTATCTTCTAAGGCACCTTGACGGATTGAAGAGTAATTGACACTGGTAAGATCGTTGGATAAAGCATGGTATGAAATGTTTAAACCACTAGCAATACTTCTTAATACACTTGTTGTAAATGCTTCAAATGCTGTTGTTGGGTGGCTAGGATCAAATGTTTCAAATGATGTTCCTGCTGGTAATTGTTCAAATACGCCTGCTTGTGCGTTCATAGTAGGTGAAAAAGTATCTTCCATTTCACCATCGCCAACGTAAGAATCACCATCTTGACTTGTTATAAAACCCATCTTAGAAGCTCCAACTCTTGCAGCAACTATCTCAGCTTCATAGTAGCCATTAAGTAACTTCATATTAGCCATAATAGGTGCAATAAAAGATACACCTCTTGTCTGTTCTGCTCTATTAGGTATATAAGCGTGTATGATCTCGTCTGCTGGAACTCTTATATATTGTTGTTCAGGTTTAGGGTAGGTATTATCGTATGGATGTTTCTTAAATAGATGATAAGCTACTGGTTTGCCGACACTATTTAGCTCAACACCCATTTTGATAGAGTTGCCATTTTTTAGGCTTGTTTCATTTTTATTTTCGTCTAAATGATCTGATTCAATAAAAGATATTCTAAATCCAAATGGTGAGCTGCTATCTTTTACTTTTCTTACTAATACTTCGCCATCCCTACATAGTGTTTCTATAAATATTTTTTGACAATCTAAAAAAGTAAGACGTTCATTTACAGTGCAATTACCTAATTGACTCCATTCTTTCCATGCTCTCTCAATAAGGAGGTTAGCTCCTATATCTAGGCTTTGGTCATCATTCCTAGCTTTGGAGCTAACTCTTATCCCCGCTTTGCCGATCACATTCGATACCATCAGGTTTAAGTATCTTGAAATGAATGGATCATTTCTAGCTAACTCTCGACCTCTATCTCTTAGAAGTCTTAAATTATCTTTAATCTCAGCATCAGCAGAAGTAGAGCTAGTCAAAAAATCTGCAAACAATCTACCCGTATTAGCTCCTGAGTAACTTCTTTTAAATTTTCTTTTTGGTTTTTTGTTGTTACCAAATATATTGTTATACCAAGCCATTATGTTAAGTCTGTTACGTTATTTGTATAGGATGATCCAAAGTTTACTTTTACAGTATTTCCTGAACCTTGTTTGTTTCTTATTCTTGCAAGTTTTATTTCTTTTAGGTATTCAGCTTTATACCTATCTCTAAATGTTAAAAGTTCATCAATAGACATTCTTGATAAAGACCTACCAGCTATAGACATTGAAGATTGATCCATAGATGCTCTGTTTTCTATAACAGCTTCAATAGCATCTACTACTTTTTTAGCGTGACTTCTTAAATCAGCATTAGTATTAGCTAAGTTTTCTGTAATTGTGGTTCTACCTGAGTCAACTAAAACTCTATTTGAATCAGATGTTTTTGTTATATATGCATCCCATACATAGTCACCTATTGAATAACTTGTAGTAGATGATGATGCAGCTTCGATGTAATAAGTATCGTCAGCTTCCGTTGCTGTAAGTGTAAATTTCTTACTACCACCACCGCCTACGTCTGAATGAAATTCATAAGTAAGTGCATAAGAACCAACAGGATAATCACTTGCAAGATCATCCCTTCTCCATGCCCAGTAATCACCCAGCACTAATGAATTTGGTTCTTTTGTAGAATAGTTTGCTCTATCAAATGCGTTAGACAAGTAAAACCTCTTTATTTATTAGATTAATCTACTAATAACATTATGGTTCATTTTATAAATGTCAATGTTTAGAATGATGATTATAAATCTTTCCAAGACGTAGCAAAGTTAGCTCTGTTTATACCTTTTCTTTGTTTTTGTTGTTGCTTTTCTGCTGGTTTAGATTCATTGACTAGAATCTTATGCTCTATGTAATCAAAATTAGGATTTAAGATATAGATAGCTGCAAAATTATAGACAAGCGTATCTAATGCTTCATTTCTAGGTTTAATTTGCTTCCATACTAATTGCTTTTTACCTCTTACCCATTTTGTAATTCTTTTTTCTGCTGTAAGTTGTTTAAAATACTCTTCATCTAGTTCAGAGCAAAAATGTAATGTTGTAGATTCAGGTTCAGTAGCCAATCTTGCAAATATAGCTTCTTTAGCAGTATCAGTTCCAACGCCATATAATACTGCTTTGTTTTTGCCAACGTAAGTAGGTCTATTTACTATTGGCTTACCTGCTGTAGATAAACCTTTAATAGCAAATATTCTTCTAGCTTGTCTTGGTTTAGTAAATTGATAAACCATATTGGTATGATGTCCACCCGAATCTATACATGTGCAAGATATAGGTATTATTCTATTTGTTTCTGTTTTAAATCTTTTTTTTAGGTAAGCATCTAAATCATTCCATACATTTAAAGCGTTTGGATCACCCCAAAATATTTTATAATCACAAACCCAAGATTCGTAGTTTTTACCCCAACCAACGAGTTGCAGTTCTATTCTATCGCGTTGCAAATCGCATCCCGCAGTTATCACTAACACATCTTCAGGTAAACAGGTTTTATCGTATGACAGTCTACGCTGTAATAAAGTGTCATACTCTACTGACTCACCTTGCTCTTCCCAAGACTCACCTAATGCAGTATTTATAAATGTTTTAAGTC